TTGGTAGGGAAAATTGGGAAGTTCTTTTGCGGTTTTGTAATCGCCATGGCCTCCGCCCATATCATCTCTGGGATCTCCATTATCATCGTCTTTGTCGTCGTCTTTGTCGTCGTCATCTTCTTCAGGGCACGATTCTTCTTCATCGTCGCGCGAATAGACGCTGCCATCTTCTTCTAGCATGTCATCATCTTCAAATTCAAAGTTTTCATCTATTTCATATTCTTCAATCAAATCAGACGCTTGGAAATTGGCGGTGAGTGCTTCTTCCAGTTTTGTTAAGTCAATACTAACTACATCTTTATCAGAAGTGGTAGCAGCAAAAGGAGTTTGATCTACAATTGATTCGCCGGTCGCTCCTTCTTTCCCCTTTTCTTCTCCTTCCATATCGATAAGGCCTGCGCCGCCTGGTGCTGCTGGCATACCGCCGGCTTGAGGAGTAAAAGGGGCGGTTGGTGCCATTGTTCCGCCCAGGCCCGGGGCGGCGCCCATCATTGGATCCATGCCACCCATCATTGGATCTGCCATAGGATCCTGCTCTAAAATTAAATCAACCGCTTCTTTAATATCTTTAGAAAAATGTTCAATAATTTTCTCTTCGGCGCTTTTTTGAGCCGCCTCTTTTAAAGCCTCGGCATCGATAATGGCTTCTTCGAGCATGCTAGACATAAATCTTCTCCTTCGTTACAGGTATCTCATCACAATAAGTAGTTTCTTTGTTTATAAAATTCCCTTATTAATTGATTAACTAATACCTATGATAGTTTTAACATTGGCGGCGGCAACACCCCCAATCATTTTTACGCTGTCTCCGGAAACTCCGCCAACGTCTTTAAGACCCGAGGGCAGTCCGCCTCCTCCACCGAGGCCGTCGCTTAAATCCAGCCCTGCTCCGCTATTATAAAGGCTAGCTACCTCATCGGCTGTAGCTGTTGCGTCCCAGAGAGAAACTTCATCCATATAACCTAGATAATTGGAAGTAAATGGGGACGAGTCGCCGGCTTGCGGCATTGAACCAAGCATTAATTTGTAGTTGGGGGCCGTCGCACCAGGCCAACTGCCTAAAGTTTTAGTATCACCATGCTTAGAGCCATCGCCGTAAAAAATCAAATTTGTGCCGTCGCAAGTCACAACAAGATGGTGCCAAGCTGAGGTGTCACCAGTTTCGGTGAAGCCTGTGCTACTATATGTCCAGCCGCCCGAGTAGCGAAGGATGCCCATATGTCCGTTGGCAATCATGAGGGCAAAACCCCAGGCGGAAAAGGGCGTGCTGCCCGTTTGAGTACCTAATAAATATTGTAGAGCGGTGTCTGCGCGCTTTACCCACAGAGAAATGGTCCAGACACCAGTAAAGAAAAAGGCCATGTCGGCCTTGGCGCCGCAAGAGTGAATACAGCCGACGCCGCCAGAATCTGAATTTAAAAAGGAATAGGAGCCGCGCACTTTCTCGGCAGTGGAGAAAGAGCCGCCGGCAACAAGAGTGCCGTCCATGGTGTTACCAGCATTGGAATCATCAAATGCGTTATTTTCGAATTGATAATAACAAACTGGTTTTGAAGTACCGAGGGCCATGGCTTAGTTCAGCTCGACCCAGTTAGTGCCGGGATTGAAGTAAATCGTTGCTTCATTTGGAGTAGCATAGCCAACGATGCGCGCATAACTATCGGCTGTTGTTGGGGCGCCACCGCTCATTTGGCCTGCATCGTCGGGTCCGTTCCCGTCCCATGGCTGGGATGCTGAGTGGATATAAACTGCAGATCCCGACATCCAGGAGCCCGTATAAAACGAACTTACTTCTGCAAAGCCGCGAATTAGCATTCCATCCGATGACGCATCAGTCCCTAGAGCAATTCCTAACATTTGATGATTGCCAGATCCGGTGCTATCGGCAGAGGCGCTCATCCATCCGCCGCTATCATTTAAATAATAAAGCGCGCCTGCGGTTGTGGCGCCTGTAGCGAATGTGACGACATCGCCGCCGGCCTCGTCGGTATTTAAATTGGGGTTCCAACGAACATCTAGCTGAACTTTTGGATTTCCGGTGCCAATACCGACATATCCTTGGTCTCCGCTCCATTGTGTTCCCGTGACCTGTACTATGAAAGGCGGCGCGTCGGTTCCCGACAGGGTGCCACCGAAACATTGAAGTACCACTCCGTTGGAGCCTGCCCAGTTTGGATACGTGCCCACAGCGGCAGAGGACGTGAGCGTCGTTGTTCCCGTGACTACAAACCTAGAACTCTCCGCAAAATGTGCATTAAAGTCATATGCACCAATTGTCGGGTTGAGAGTGGCTACGATTTTATTGCCGTACTCAATCGTGCTCAAATTTAAAGTACCGCTGTGCTCGAATGTGCCCGTCAACTTCATCACTCCGGTGTTTGTGTCGTATGTAAAATAGTTGTCTCCACCAAAGTTGCTGCCGTCAGCATTAACTTGAACTGACGTTGCGCTGCCCGCGGGGGAGCCACCACCGCCGCCAGAGGAAGCAGTTAAAACGAGAAGCCCGTCTCCGGAGACGCCAACGTAACTACTCCCCCCAGCCAACGTGCCGCTGGCAATTTCGCGAGCAGTTATAGCTCCTGAAAGGCAAATTCCGTTTGTGGAGCCTGAAGTGGATTCTACTACTAGTCGGCCCTCGCCCTTGTTATAGCTAATATATCCGTTACCTTCGCCCTGGCCAGGATTCGAAAGAATGCTTCCTGTGCCTAACCAAAGTTTTTTGTTGGCGTCAATGATAAAATCAGTCGAGGTACGTACCGCCTTAGCGGCAGTGTTGACACCAAAGTAGAGACCATCTTCTGGGTCTCCTTGGCCAGTGTCGGAACTTCCGGAGATTACAAATGCACCAGCATTACCATCTGGTATATGAAAAGTAGAAGTACTTCCAGATTGGTCGATTGCGCCGGTGACATATAGAGCCATTGTGGAATCCGTGCCTATTCTTGCGGATCCAGAACAATCGATCATATACGAGGGAGTATAGCCCCAGCCTCCACCGAAAGACCAAAAATTTGTGGCGCCATTCATCCAGGTTTTAGTGGAACCTTCCACTGTAAAAGCAACCCTATTTGCGGTGCTGGGAGCATTGATAAATGTGTTAAGGTTGGAGTGTTGTGATACACAGAATTTGGCGCCAACATTCGAGAGACTTTCATAATGCGCAAAATATGCAGTGTCGGTAGTTCCGCCGTCGCCTATTATAGCGGGGCCTATATAGGCCGTCGCGTCAGAATCGGCGGCTATTTTTAAGGGTACCCCATCAGAACTGCTAAGAAGTAGCGTTCCAGTGAAGGTTAAAGTATCGGCATTATAATTGTAAGTTAAATTAGAGCTTCCGGAAAGTTTGCTACTACTTCCGCTACTAAATTGAACTGCTTGATCGCCGCCGGCCGCACTAGCTGAAACCGTAATGGCGCCGTTTGCACCGGCATCAACCAAGGCAATTCCATCGCCTGCTGTCAATACTCTTTCTTGACTTAAGTCACCGTCTGTTGCTAGAACAACATATTGAGCGTCAGTGGGAGCGCCGCCACCGCCGCCGCCAGGTAAATTGGTGAGACCTGCGCCGTCGCCAAAAAAAGCACTAGCAGAAACAGCAGCTGAGGAAGAGAGGAGTCCCGAGACTTTGAGCGGTCCTGGTATGATGAACTTAGATGATTTGGGAGTTGACATACAAAAGTGATTTCCTTAGTCAGTAAGACCGGCCCCGGTTAATTCATACATATGTCTTGCGTCGATACCTGTTAGGTCCGCCACTACGTTAAATCCGCCGTCCGCGGAGGCGTTAACGCAAGAAATGTATATTTTTGTGCACTTGCTATTAAACTCTATCGCCGATGTGTCTCCATCTAAAGGCCAGTAGTGTTTGCCCGCAACAACATTGCCAGCAGAAGAAGTTGAATTAAAATGGGCTCTTAAGTTGATAGTGGAGCCAGAGGCGGCGACAGTTACATTTTTAGTGACAAAGGGGAAAGTAATAACTTTTTCTTCCCCGGTGGCGATGAGGCCTCCTGTCAAAAAGGGATGACCAGGAACCTGATATGAGCCCACATTTCTTAATCCTACACCGTGTCCCGGGTTAAATATCGCCATTTTAATTCTCCTTTACATTAAATAGTTAGTTTAATTTCTTTTCTCTTTCGATTCTTAACTTCTCTAAAACTTTTTTGCGGCGCGCTTTTTCCTTTTTGCGCTTAACCGATGGTTTTTCATAGCGCATTCGATCTCTAAAGTTTTCAATAATTCGTTCTTTTTTACATTTTTTTGTAAATCGTCGCACCATCCTTTCTATGTTTTCATTGTCATATCTTGGTTTGACTTCTACGTTAACGGATCTTACAGCCATCTATTTTGCTCCTTGCCTAAATAAGACTCTTCCATTTGTCCCCTCCAAGCGCCATAATTCCAGATATATCAACGCCAGCATCACCAGGGTCGGTGCCCGCGAGCGCGCCTGCGGCGGGGCCATCTCCAGGAGATCCGCCACTTTGTAGCGGCTCGACCCCTTCAAAGATCTCGCCCCCAAAGCCCGTTGCATTGAGCACTTTTCTTTTCTGCTCTTTTAGTCTTTGGTATTTTTCGTGTTCAACCTGGTGTCTTTGCTCTTCAAGCCGCTTTTGTTGTTCAAGATTGGGCTGCTCGGGAATATGCTTGGCCTCTGTTAACACGGGGGAAAGTCCTCTGGCCACTTCTGCGACGACTTTTGAAAGAATTCCCTCTTCTAGGAGAACTTCTTTAACGCATTGTTTGACTAGTGGTTTAAGGACGGTTTTTAATTCTGATCTTTTCATTTTACTCTCTTATAAAATATTATTTAGCGCACGATTAATCCTGTCGCCTTTTGTGAAAATTTGATTTAAATTTCTTTCGATGTTCTCGCGCATAATATATGCGCCCGGGGCAGAAGGCTCGGAAACCGCATCGAAACAAATTAATTGAAGATCTTCTTGCACTATTTGAGAGCCCTTATCTTCTTTCAAAGATCCCAGGGCGCGTGAAGAAAAACCAAATTTGACGCCACTCTCATACAGTCCTCTCAAAACATTTCCTGATGGAGTGTTTAAAACTTTAATGGATCCAAGAAGATTTTTACCGTCCCACCAGAGTCTGTTGACCATATGAGAAGCGTTTTTCAAGTTAATAACGCTCTCGTCTGGATGGTCGCATTCTCCAATGGCGCGCCCTTCGTTAACTAATTTCATGTAATTTTTAACTTCTCGTGTTAACACATTGTGAGGATAAACTCGTCCATTGCCGTTAACGGCGTCTGATTCTTGTAGCTTGGCGGGGAAAATGAGCGCGCCCCCACTAACTTGTTTCTTTTCCGCCTCTGTCAAGAGGTCTTGACAACCGCGATCATCGCACTTTAATTGATAAAATTCTCTTAAAAGTGTTTTTGACATCTATTTTTTCCTTTTCCGCGGGCGTTACCCGCGCGATACTGGAGCCGCCGCAACAATGGGCAACTGGTCGTAACATCCATCTTTTCTTAACCATGGTGACACTCTCCTTCGTTTTTGTGGGTTATTTTCAACCCGAAATCATTAACCAGAGCACTCATTAAATAAGTAGTTCCAGATCCTAAACATCCTAAAATAAGCGCATTGGCTACGCTATACTCAAAAGTAAATAGTTCTGTGTGTCTATTAATTCCAAACAAAAATACACCAGACCAGAACCCCATGCACATTGGACAATGAAATAACTTTCCAAGACCGTATAACCAATCTTTTGAGGGGCGTATTTTATTGAAAATTGAACCGAAAACTAAAATTTGAGTGAGGCCGTAGGCTGCCAAAATAAAATAAATTAATTCCATCTATACCTCTTATTCTTCATACATGCCGTAAAGACCATAAGCTGTGTTGATGCCAGCGTATTGTGTCATTGTGCCTTGACGTTTTTTGTGGGGTACTTGGCCGAGCCGAGTGGAGTCTGCGGCGTCCGGCTCTAATAATTCTTTCTCGAAATCCATTTCATAGTTTTTAACTGCATCGAAGTGAGGCGCCTCATTTAATAAAAAGCCAACTACAGAATATAAAGTCATTTGAATGGGGTCTACTCTTTCGGGCTCAGCGCTTTCTAAAATTAATCCCTCAAGGGAGCCATATACATTTCCTCCATGAACTGAACCGGGATCAATAACTCCTTTACGGCTAAGATGGTCAAAAAGTCGCGATTGTGTGGCATAAACACTATCACTATACTGGTACTTTGAAAGGGCGAAAACTTTTTTATTTTTAGGAGACAAAACAATATCAATTTCCGGATGGTCTAAAATTAATATGTTCCCATCTAAAGTTTTGCGCGCTTTTAATCTTATTCTGGCGTCAACAGGGTTTTCAACTTGTACTTTAATGGTCATTAGGATTTAATCTCATCTGCTAAAATTTGTATCTTTAAAATTTGCTGTAAAAACTCTTGATCTACTGGCTTTTGATTCGAGGCCTCTAAAAGATTTTTAATTTCTTTCATTTTTGAGGCCATCTGCTCGTCTTGCTTAACCTCTTCCACCTCGAAAGAACTATTAATTTCATTTTTTAGGCTCTGGATCTCTTCATTCAAATAAACTTTAAAATCTGTGCCGTTGTCCAAAAAAGAAAGAATAAATTTATTAAGTAATGCTTTTTGGTTTTCTAAAAGGGAGCTACTATATTTTTTATTAAACCTTTCAATAAACTTGTTTACAACCAACCCGGATAGATGGGTATTTTTCTTTTTGTCTGATGTTTTATTCATAGTTATTCTTTTTAAGACGCCCTCTTCTAAAATCACACGACGTTTTGTACTGGCGTCGTCATTAAATATTTGTGACAAAGTTGCAATGTCTTTATAATTGGGGACAAAATTAGAAAAGACACCTTTTGATAGCTCTTGATTTATTTTTTTAATTAATGTGCTCTGCTCTTTAAAAACTTTTTTTACATTAAGATTTTTATATTCTTTTTTGGTTTCCTGAATTAGTTTTTCCGCCGTGTGGGGGAGCAGTTCTTGGGTTTCTAATAAATTTTTAAACAGCTGAAGTTCTTTGCCGATCTCAGTATCTTTTTGAAAGTGTTCTTTTAAAACAGCAATTGCTTTATTTCGATTTATTAAATCTTTATTAATAGTTTGCTTAATAATTTCCCTTACTAACATTTCGTAAAGAAGGGCCGTATTTCTCTTTTTATTGTGTCTTGCCATCGTCTTTTTGTTCCAGTTCTTGTATTAAGTTTTTAATGTTCTGATTTACCTCAAGAAGTTTGCGCTCTTCATTATTATAATTAGTTTCTTTCTCCTCGGAAATACCTTTTCCGAGTCCGAGCAATTCGCTGGCTCCCATGGGCAGCGTTCTCAATTGTCTTGCAGGCAATCTGGCCATTTCATGTGATCCTTGTGCTCGGAAGTGGCGCTTCCGGGCGCCCTGTTGGCGCTTATCAACTTTTACGCGCTTGTACGCTTTTCCTTTTGAGCCAGGAGTGGTATAGGAGCCGTCTGGTTTAACTTTTACCTGCATCCAAGCTTTCTCATCGCGGTGGCCCGGCGCTGCTAAAAGTGCTGTGTCTGCTTCGGGTCCTCCTTCTGCGCCTGGTGGGGCGCCTGCTCCCGCTTCATCGGCGGCGGCGCCGCCTTCTTCCGGTGGTGGTACCATTTCTTCACCTCCTAGGGCGCCCATTTCACCGCCCAGACCGGCGTCCATTCCTCCGCCGAATGCGCCGCCGGCGCCCATGCCGCCACCTTGAGCTGCCATTTCTCCTTGGGCCATGGCCTGAGTAAAGTTCATATCATAGAAAAGTTCTCTTTGATTGCGTAAGAACTCTTCTTCTGAGATGCCAAAGAGATTTCTGGCTAACCAGCGCTTGCTAAAGAAGCCCTCGGTAGCCTGCGCCGCCACTGAAAATTTAGTATTCCAATTTTCAAGGTCTTGCATCTCGGCAATTTTAGATGGGTTGTGCAATTTTAGGTTGAAAGAGAGCAAATCGTCCCCCCTATAGCCAAGAGTGTAAAGATGAATAATCGCTATCTTCTCTAGTTCCGTCACTACGGATCGCTGAAGCCGCTGAACTGTTCGAGCAAACCGAATATCTTTTTGTGCCAACGTTGCTTTGTCTTCGTCGCTTCCTTCGGCTCTCGACAAATAAGAAGCTGGGATTTTTAACGCAGAAAACAATTTATCTCTCAGATATTTGACATCCTCGATATCGCCAGTGTAAGTGCCTCCGGCTAAAGTAGATATTTCGGTACCCACGCCTCCGCGCACAGGAATAAAGTAATCCTCTTCAATGCTGAGTGGGTTGTAACGCAAGTCTACACGGCCGGTATCTGGGTCAACAACTTGGTTTCTTTTCATCGAGGTTATAATGCGCTGCATATATTGTTCAATATCTTGGGGGGGAATATTTCCTACATCTACCTTAAAAACTCTTCGCTCTGGAGCACGAACAATTCGATACGCCATCATCGCATCTTCCAAAAGTACCAGTTGGCGCCAAATTCGTCTGGCCCCGTCTAAAATAGAAGTTCCATAAGGAGCAAATTTATCATTTCCTAAAATTCTAAATTGTGCGACTTGCCAATTTTCAAATGATACGCCTCCGGAGTTCCACTGAAATTGTACGTAATTGGGATTCGTTTTGTCTTGTCCCTCCATTCGTTCGATCTCTTGGCTAGGAAGGCCGACTACTTGTTTAATTCCCATTTCAGCATCAATGTCTAAGTAAAGATAGAAATCACCATATTTGCACATGGTGCGGCACCATCCAAAAAGATTAAAACTAATATTGAGAACATTATAAAATAATGTATCTAATATGCCTTTCACCTCTTCATCATTAGATTCGATTAGAAGAACCTTTTTAATACTACTGTGAGTTGTCATTTCATCCGCGTAAATATCGAGTGCCGAAGAAATTTCTGGTGTGTATTCCATTTGATCGAAATCTGCGTACCGTTGTAAGCGGGACTGCGTACCCATCATATAAGAAGAATGATTATCAAAAGGACTATAACCTACTCTTTCGAACTTTTGGCCTGCAACATCTTTAAAAGTCTTTGCATATTTGTCTAGGCGCCGTCTTCGGAGTTGTCGTGTGTTCTGTGAACGATAATTAATCAGGGGGCCGGAAAATAATTTTGTTAATCTCTTATAAAGTGGAGAATCCGGATTGCGTGGGTTTTTCTTGTTTGGTGTGGCCATTTAATTTATCCTTTTAATAACCAAAGGTATTCTTGTAATTTCTTTTTCTCATCAACCATCTTTTCAAAAGCCTCTGTTTGTGTCGGTTTTTGCTGGCCCGGTATTCGAGTGTCAAGTTTGGTATTATTTGTTATTATACAATTTAAAAATGCTTTTTTGTACTCCAAATCTCGCTCATTCTCAATTAAGGCAGTATCTCTTACCCAACATCCAATCGCACAAGCCATAATTAAATCGTCATTATAGCTGCGCTGTGCTTGCGGTCTTCCATTCTTCCAAATAAAAGTATCTAACTCATTAATTAATCTCTTAGAATAAATAGTCAACATTTTATTTCTTATATACTCTTCAAGCTTAGCA